TTTCGAGAACCGCAAAATACGCTCCGTACTGCGCAAGGTACACTGGCTTCGTTTCGTCAAAGTTTAGTATCTCCAAATCGGAAAGGTTGAAACGCTCCAAAATCTGGTGTGGGTTCGCCACCGTCTTTCTCAACTTTTCCAGCTTGCTGTCGAAAATACCTTGCAGGTCGATGTTGAAAGCCAATGCCGCATGGCCGGTATCGGTTTTTGTAAGGTTCACAATTCGGTCTTTGCACGCCTTGTACTTGGTGGCTGTCTGTACCGTTAACGTAGTTCTACCAAAGGTGCGTTGCGTACTCTCCCACTCGTATATCGGTATGCGGTTTCCGTCCGTGGCTGAAAATGGAAGCGTACAAACGTCCTGCGTATATTCCAGCGTCTTGTTGTCTATCTCCATATCCGCATCGTGCTTCTGATAGACTGTATCGTCTTCCTTCCACTTGTATATGTTATGCCGGCAGTAGTCCTCTACGCTGAAATCGGTCTGTCTTGGATGGTTGCAGGATTCGCTTGGGATGAGCTTCTTCGTCCAGTCCACCGCTTGCGCCTTGGCTTCCCATAGGCTCACGATGTCCGCAAACGCAAGTCTGCCATCGGTGAATCGCTGGCTTGGGAACGTTGATGTCAGAATACATATACATTTAAGAAAATCCGTCACCTTGATGTCGGGCAGGTTCTTGCCGATAGGGAAATTTCCTCCGTAGGGTACTTCATCGCTCTGACTGATGCTTGCAGAAATACGTCCGTTGTACCCACGCAGCCCTCTCAATACCCCCTTACCGTTATGTTTGAACTCGAAGGTCACAATGTCGCCCTCTTCAAGTTGAATCTCCCCTCGTCCTGCTGCAAGGTGTATGAAACGTCCGTTTACCTTGTCTGAGTCGTAGTCTATAATATACTTACTAAAAGAAGAATCATCTTCGTTTATCTGCATGCCTGCGATGTATGTCTTGGTGTACTCGCTTTCCTCCTGGCCGCTCGTATGCTTTGATACAACCTTGAATTCAACGTAGCAAGGCTCGTACTGATATACTCCGTTATGTTCTGTAGCGCCTTCGTAAGAACTTCCGACATACCCATTCGGGCGTGCATTCGATGCGTCCCACGACCAGTTCATCTGAACATCGAAAATCATCGTGCAGGCAATCTTTACTTTCAGCTGGCTGTATCTGGTCGCAAGTTCAAGTCCATCGAAGACCTCCGATAGACTCGTTGGCTGGAATTCAAGAATGCCGAGGTTCGTTGTTGCGATGAAAGTACCCTCAAAGCTGCCTACTACCGTCTGTGCATCTGCCTTCCTTGTAATCAATGGGACTGCAAGCCCCTTGATGGTTTCTTTCGCCTGGCTGCTCCATCCGAATGCAACCCCGGTCTGTGCCGTGATAAGGTCTAAAATATATTGTGCCGTCACGCTTGGCTGGATTGCCCCCTTGTCGGCATAACCAAAAGAGCCACCTCCACCAAATGAACCGCCTCCGTCAAACGTGCCACCGCTCGAAGAAGTCTGTACTTCCCTGCTGCTGGCTTTCGCCCGGTTCTCCGTCTCGCTTTTAACTTGAATGGTCGTTCCGGTGCTGTATTCCTTGATTGCATTGATGACAAGCCACTCTGCCGTGGCAGGTGCTTGAAAGTCTATATCGATTGGCTCACTCTCGCTGGTGTACTTCACGCTGTATGGTGCGAATCTCGATGTCTTGTATTGTGTTCCGCCCGATACGTAGTAGTTGCTTTCCGGACCTTCGCCTGCTATCCAGTAGAGCATTCCGCTCTTTGATGGCTTCACGTAGATGAGCCTTCCAGCCTGCTTATACCTGGTTACGTTCACCGTGATTTCCGTGCCAGCCTTGTCTGCTGGTACGTCTTTCACTCCCCAGGCTTCCGTAAACCCGGTGGCAGGGTCGTAGCTTCCGTATTCCACCTGCCCTGCTGGTGCTTCGTCCATCAATGCAAATCGGACGCTGATTGTCGTCATAGCCGTTTTCGTGTCTCCACTGGCGCAAAGGATGCCTGCACCGATAGATTCTGATAAAATCGGGTCGGGTGCTGGTATGGCCGGATTGGTTTCCGTCTCGATCGTTCCTGCATCCGCAGCAAGGCTCACGATATTCTTGTTGGTGTCGAGTATTGCCCAGGTTCGATAGTCTCCCTTTCCTAGCACACTGCTGATGGTCGCTCTCATTCCAGCCTCGAAAGGTATGATTGCGCACCGGTAGGTCCCATCGGTCAACACCTCGCCCGACACGTACTTCCCGACCTCTGTTCCTGTTCTTATCTTACCGTCAACGAGTGAATATGTCGTGTTGCTGTTCCCCCCAACGCTGCGGTCATAGCCCTGCCACTCCTCGCTTGATGTCTTGACCGCTGCAGCGTCATAGGTTCCATAAAAAACTCCCTCGGAAATCGCCTTCTCGTAGGTGTAGGAGCTGTTGTTTCTGTTGAACCGCAGATACTTCGTGCAATTTAACTCGTTCAGTTTCAAGTCAGACGACTGCAGAGTTGCAAGTGCCTGGAACAATCCCCAATAAATCGAAATTTCGATGGTTTCCTTTACGCTCAGGACGCTTGCCCTTCCGTTGCGGATAATCTCCAGTCCGTTACGGAAATAACGTGCTGTGTGGAAAATATAGGGGTATTTACTGCTTGTGCTCGGTTTCCCTGCGAACTCCAGCACCGCCATATTGTGTGCTGTCTTTGGCAGGTTGATGGTGTATGTCGTGTTGGCAGTCATTTTCGTGATGTCACGGAAAAGATTGCTCTTGATGTCGAGCGTGATTGCCGTTTCCTCGCTCATATCCATCAAGATGCCATCGATGTAAAGTTGCTGGTCTGTCATAGCTGCTGAATCTGTGTATTGTTAATAACCAGGTTGCAGACGAAATCCTGCAACTCTGCTGTTGTCTTGGTGTACGTTCCTGCCTTGATTGTCACGCTCTGCCAGTTGTTGCCCCCGAGGTACATATCAACGACCGGGCTGCTGGCTAGGTCTTGCAGGAAATCGAACGTCTCGCTGTCCACAAGCGGTGCGCAAAGCGGTATGGTGTCCTCCCTGCTGTAGCCCTGCCTTCTGCCGTTCGCTCCGAGGTAGCCGAATATCGTATCGTCATACTCTCCGAGGTTGTTGCGAATGAAGCTGGTGTCGCTGCTTATCGCCCTGCTCTCATCGCCTTGCGTGAAGAGCCAGTAGCGATAGAAGCCGTGACGGTCAACCCAACGCAGGTAGATACCCTTCTCCGTGTCGTTCCTTTCTATCCTTGCAAGGAGAGACTGCTTGCCACCGCTCGCCATCGCAAAGGTAAGGTCGAAAACGTCCGTGAACGTTCCCAGCTCTATCTTGCCATCGTAGTCGTATATGTTCCAGTACCTAGCCTTGCTTGGCAGAACACTGGCATTGATGTCCACGATGCCAGCGATGCCCGGCTTAACTAACTTGTTTGGTGCTCCCTCGTAGCCGACAAGAATCTGGGAAGCCTCATTGAGATAAAAACCAAAGGAAAATGGGAAATGCGTGAACCATATCAGCTTCTTGTGTCCGTTCCAAGTCTCGCCTGCCCTCATCGTTCCCCACACGTAGAAGGTCGTGTAGCTGAATGTCGCAAGGTCGCTCCCCTCGCTGTTCTTGACCTTCACAGAAATATTGAACGCTGCCCCAAGTTTGTTCTGCTGGCTCACCTTGGTGTAGTCAAGGTTCCCGAAGCTGATGCCATCGAAGAGTGCCTGCACATATTCCCGGTAGTCCATGATGCAGTTATCTGCAAACGCTTCCACGCTGTAAGTGTGCGCCATGGTCTCCCTGCTGATGGTTGTCTCGATGCTTGCAACGCCCGAGCCGCTTGCCTTGATGATGCAGGGAAGGAATGCGAAGCCTACAGCGTCCGCATACTTAATCGTGATGCCGTTTTTCGTTGTCTGTCTCATACCGTCTCATTGTTTAGTTTGATACTTCCCACCGACTGGTGGATTAAGAAAATAAGTCTCTGCCCCAACCGATTCATAGTATCGGGCACAACGTTGCTGTACACGTCAGCCCTGCCGCCAGTGCGGTGCAGCCTAGAACCCTTGTTGGCGATGGTGTGGGCGATTGCCCCTGCCATACTCATATCGCCACGCTCTTGCGGTGTGTACTTGTGCGGTCGCTGGGTCTTGTAGGGGATAGGTGTGCCGTGCAGTCCCTTGTCCTTCATCCACTGGCGGATGATGCCACGGAAGCCGTATGGTATCTTTCCTGCCCTTCGTCCAGTTTCGAGAACCCCGAATGGCTTGTGCCCCCAAAGGATGGTTTCATCCTCGCTGGGCTGCTCCACCTTTAGGCTCGCTATGGTGCGCCCCGATGCGTTCTGTCCGTTGATTCTGATGTGGTTGATGATAAGCTGCCGTGCTCTCTCCACTTCCTCCCTCATTATCAGCGATGCCGCCTTGGGGTCGAATTGAATACCTCCCTTGCTCATACCACACACCCTCCTATGCTCTGTGTCAGTTGCAGGGAGTACATTACGCCCGACACGATAGTGCTCAGCCGCTCGATGATGGTCTCGTAGTACTGCTGCCCTTCCAATGGTTCGAACTGGTGCGACTGGTTGATGGCTCGTATCATCCTTGCCCCTGCCACCTTCATTCGGTCGATGCACTCTCCATTGTCTTCTCCTTCCGCTCCCCTTGGTACGGTGTCGAGATAGGCCAGGGCAACGTTCACGGTGTCGTACACCCTGCCGTTGCGTATCTCTGTCGTTCCGCTGGCTGGGATGATGCACACGATTGCCGGATAGTTCAGTTTCTCCAGCTTGGTGTCCGCTGTGTCCCAGTCCTCGAATAGGTAGGTGTAGTCTGGTAGCGTGTCTGCTGCCAGCTGCTTTAATATTTCTCTGATTGTTGCCATAATTATCTGGATTTACGTTTCATTTCCTCTGCCTGCAACTTCTGCAGGTTCCGCTCGTACACGCTTCTCTTGTTGTCCATTTCCATGCACTTGTAGATGCGAAGCCATGGTGTCTTCAACACTTGGTCGTGGTCGCTGATGCCCATCCTTACCGCATACCAGTCCAGCATGCCGAACAAACCGAAGCGCAGGGTATCGATGCCTGCCTCCTTCTCCAGTCTCGTTGGCTTCGCTGTGTCTGTGCTCTCGAAGAGCTTGTTGATGCGCTCGACCTCTGCTGTTACCCAGCCGATGAGCATAACGACATCAACCGCCCTAGCCTGCTCCACTTCCTTGTGGCTCAGACCGAGGACGGTTGTCACTATCTGATACAGACTTTCCTCGCTGTCGGATAGCTGGGAAAGGTCAATCAGCTGCCCGATGGATAGCTGATTGAGATTGTCGGGCACTTGTTTCTCCCCGACAAAAGCTGGTCGTGGCTGCTTGCCGATTTTGTAGCTGGTGTGCCTTGCCACTGCCAGCCAGTACTTGAATGTAGTGTTATTATCCATACGCTTTATATTTTTGTCGTTATCTTTGCCTTAATACATGCGCCCTAGCCGTTCCGTGGCTTGCTACGGATAACTTCTTCAAGGCTACGTATCGTATTGCGTCTATGCCGTGGTTGAATGCGTCTATAGGCTGGTTCGTTGTCTCTCCATCCCTTGACTTCTTCCATTTGTATTGCTGCATGTTCCCGATGATGCCGTGGCTTCGTCTGGTTATGTTGATGCGGAAACGCTTCAAGATGTCGATGCCGTTGTTGATGCTGTCCGCTCCCTTGGTGCTGCCTATTATCCACAGCCCTTGGTTGTGTATCTCCTTAATGCTCTTAGGCTCTGCCGAGTCCGCAATGATAAGGTCTCGTTTTGTCAGTCCGTTTTCCTTGCATCGGTCTGCGATGTCGTCGTTCGTCATTCCGGGCTGGTAGATTTCCTCATCCACCCACAACTCTCCGTGCGCCAATATAAGGTGCTCCACTGCTGTCGGGTCGTTGGTGAATCCAAAGTCCATACCCCTGCATTCCATCTTCCACTCCTCCCTTGGTGGCAGCTTGTCAACGATACCCCAGTTGGTGAAGATAAGTCCGGTTATCTTTCCAGTCAATCCTCTAGCGTACACTCTCCAAAGTTCGGGATCATCAATCTCCTCAATCTTCTTATGCTCCTGCGCTGTCAGAAATCGGTTGTTTCGGTGGTCGCTCAGTATCAAACGGCAGTCGTCCCTTCCGATGATGTTGTTGTGCACCCAGAACCTTGCGCTTGGGTTGTAGTCGATGAACACCTGCTTTCGGGTTCGGATGGCAAGCTGCCAAAACACTTCGTAGGGCACACCGTTCGCCTCGTTCACGAAAAGATAGTCTCGCTTACCGTTCTTGGCATCCTGCGCATCCTGGTAACTCTTGAACTCGATGATTGAGCCGTTCTTTCCTCTGTAGCTGCTGTCGCTCTTGTTGTTCTTGAACCAGTCCAGCAGCTCTGCCCTTGTGTGCAGGATTGTGTCGAGGTCACGCATGGCTCCCACCTTCAAGTTCGGGAGGTCTTGACCGCACACCGTGATGATTGCCATCGGATGCTCAAAAGAAAGCACTATAAGACGCTGCATAATGGTGTATGTCTTCCCCGAGGACGTGCCTCCTTGGTTTACGAGAAACCTTGGCTTCACGTCCGCATTCGGGGCATACAGTTCACCAATAACGTCAAATAGTGCCATTCTTCAAACAAACTAAAACTTAAAACAATTTATGGTAAAAATTATTCTCTATCCAATCCCTCACGCTCGATTACTTCCTGCTCGCTGGATGCACACTCGTGCCCCGAGTTGACGTATCGAACCTCGATGCCGCCTTGGAAGCCTGCGTTCAAATCAAGTACGACCTTATCCAGTCCGAGCAGCTTGCATATCTGCGTCTCAGCCTTGATGATGATGTCGAGGTAGCGTGGTTCTCCGAATCCTCGCTTCTCGGCATCGTACATCATCGTCTTGACGGTCTCGATAGAAACCATCCTCCCTCGCTCATCTACGACTGGAAGTCCCTGCTGGTTCGATTTCTTTTCGTGGTAGTCTTCCTTGGATTTCTCCCACGCATCCCACGCTTCACGTATTACCAGCTTCAACCTTGCGACCTCGCTCGTAATCTTTGCATCGGTGTCGGTCAGCCGCTCTTCCCTCCACTCCTTCAGCAACCGCTGAATGTCGCAGTGTGCCTGGTTGTACTTCGGGCTGTCGAGACGCTTGCGAACCTCTGCCGTGATTTCTCGCTCCGTCCATCCCTTGCGGTATAAGGGTGCGATAATCTGCAGGCGGTTCTCGATGTCAATGCGCTGCGCCCTTCGCTTGTTGTTGTTACCTTGTGGCATATTTATTTCTTGAAATTTACTTGATTTTTTATAAAAATTCTACTTGAAAAACTTGCATATTTCAAATAAATTTCGTATCTTTGCAAACGTAATAAGGGAAGAGTCCTTATTTACTGAAACCCTCCGAGGATGAGGGAAAAGTAAAATGAAATCCCAAAGTCTTATGAACGTACTGAAAATTTCATTGAAGATTTGGAAAATAGAAATCTTATCATTTACGATTAGATTATTCTAAGCTCCAAGGGGTGGTGCTCGAACCACCACCCCACTTTGGGATTTCGTTTGCAAATTTACGAATTATTTTTCATATCACCAAATTTTTAACATTATGAGTACTACGAATGAAACTACCTCCAAGTCTTGGGGAGGTGCTCGCAAGGGTGCAGGGCGAACGAAGAAATACGCTGCAACATTCTATTTCGGTGCTACCGAGGACGTGGCTAACATCTTGGCAGGGGTCGATAAGAAAGACCGCAGCGACTTCATCAACCAGTGTATTCTCAAAGCGATGGGCAGGGGTTAATCTCCTGCCTTTTTCGTTTCCGCTCCCTTGGAGGTTATTTTTTGCGAATTTTGCGCACACGGCTCGAACGTTCCAACCACGCTTAGTTATACGCATAGTTTGAGAACGCGCCACATACGCCCACATATCGTCTCATCCGTTTATTATCTCCCATTCCCCGGTGGCTTTTACCAGTTGCGCCATCGGTGCTTGGTCTGAGTACTCGCAGCTTGGGTCTTGGTTGTCCCATTGGGCGATGAACCGCGACTTAGGGAAAGCCATCCGCAGGCAGATGACTGTCTCACCGCTGCCAGTCGGTATGGTGTAGGTGTGCCCCTCCTTGATGGTGCCGGAAAGGATAATTCTGAATTCTGCTGCCAGTTGGTTCATCATATCCATTGGCAGGTGTCCGCTCGTTGCATCGAAGGAATCGGGGAAGGTGTTGCGTATCTCGTTCATACTCCACCAGCGGTTCGCACTCAGGTCGCCACCGGGCGATATTTCCACGCAGGGGATTCCGGCATCCTTGATGGCTCTTGATGCGTTGCCGCAGGAAAAGCAGACGCAGCGGTCGATGTGGTTCTCTTCCATGTGCCGCTTGATGATGTGGGCACGGATAGTCTTCGCAGTTCTGCTGATGTCAATCGTCTGTGCCTTCATCGCTCTGCCCTCCTTCCTCTGCCGGTTGCTCTTCCTCGCCTGCTGGCGGTGCTACGCTGTTGAAGGTGTCTGCAAGCTGCTGTGCTTCTTCCTCGTTGTATTCGATGGGCTGGAAATGGTCTTGAACGTGTTTCGGGTCGCCCTTGTAGAATACCAGAACGTTGGAGTGCATCTTTTCGGGCATTCTCATTTCCTCGAACGTCTTCTTGATTTCGTCCATTTCGCCTTTATAGAAAACGAGCACGTTCTGGTGGCACTTCTGTGTCTTACGGCTTTTCATACCGCCATCGGCTCTAAGGCATCGGGACGCGACCTGCTCGATAAAGATAAGTTCGTTGTAATAGTGAAGTCCGAGCCGCAGGAAGGTGGAGATATTGTCGCCAACGAAATTTCGGTACTCTCCGTTCTTCTTGTTTCGCATCTCTCCAATCTTGACAACCAGGAATGAACCGTCCTTCATCTTATCCACGCATTGCTTGAAGATGTTCTCGTACTGGCTCATAAACTCCTCGTATGTGCCGAGTGCGCTCATATCCTCCTTGCTGTAGACTTCCAGGTCGTAGTATGGTGGCGAGGTGAAACAGAGGTCGAAATCGTTGTCTTTGATTATCTGCCCGATGTTGTTTGAGTCACCGCAGAAATATTTCACGCTGCCGTAGTCCTTGGTCGCTTCTGTGTTGATGTCGACCTGCTCCTTGCGGATTTCCACAGCTTGATAGTCGTAGCCTAGCGTGCCAGCAACAACACCCTTTGTCTGCTCCCCTCCGAATGGGTCGATAATCTTTCCATGTGGCTTGCAGAACCATCGCATGATGATTTCCGCCAGTACTGGGTCGAAAAGGCTTGTACCCTGCGCCAATACGCTACGGTCTGCCTTTGCTTTCTCTTCGGGCGATACGTAGTTGTCGAGATACTCATCGAAAGTGATGCCTTTCTCTTTTCTGAACTTCTCGCTCTTGGAGTACAGTTCCTTGTATCGCATTTCCTTGGAACGGACGAGGGTCTGTTCACGGCTTGCCCCGATGTCCTTGCTGGAAACGATGGCACGCCATTGCTTCTTGCGCTCAACCCAGTAGCCTTGGCGTGTGTCGAGGATTGAGAAGGGAGGAACGACAAATTTATCCACTAGGCTTGGTTTCGGTGCTCCTTCTCCTTCCGTTGGTGTATCGCCCCCCTCCTTTTGCTCGTTGCTGATGCCTGCCATACCGAGAATCCATTGTGGGATTGCCCAGTCCGTCAACGGCTGGTCTCCGAACTGGTTCGCCAGTGCTTCGGTGTCCCAGTCTCCGAAGCCAGCATTATCTTTTATGATGAATTCTTTCTTTTGCGCTTCCGTGAGGTCTGATGCCTTGACGATGGTTGCAGTCGGCTGCTCCTTCCACAGGCTCCAGTAGTAGGCGGTTAACCGCTTCTCTGAATCGGTCAGCCGCTGGTCTGTGTCGAGAACGTCATTGATGTTTTCGGGTGTCATGCTCACGATGTGGCAGAGTGCCCTCGTTCTCATGTTCCCACCCAGTACCTTGTAGGTTTCGTCTACGACTATCGGGCGAAGCTGGAGCATCTTCGGGAAGACAAGAATGCTCTTGACCAGCTTTTGGAAGCTCGCCTTAGTTATGGTTCTCGGGTTCGCTTCGTTCTCGCTGACCCTCGATAGTGCGATTTCTTCTGTTTTCATTTTCTTCTTGTTTTAAGTTCGATAAACTGTTTATTTGATAAACATTGGTGCAAAGATACGACTTTTTCGCTTTAGTTGTTCGTTCTTCGTACACTTTTAACTTTTATCAACATTCCATCCGTCAAAGGCACTGATGGTCTTCTGGAGGGTTGTCTGTGTCTTTGGCTTGACCTTGACCGGGTATCCGGCACACACCCAGGCGAGGAGTAGTGCGTCTCTCTGGTCTTGGTTCATTCTCGGGAGCTTTCCGTCTGAGCTGATGAAGTAGGCGATTTCGTCTTGTGTTATTTTTCCGTCCTTGCCTTTCCAGCACTTCTTCAGCGGCTTAATTATCTCGTAGGGGATATTGTAATGCTCGCAGCATTCTACGATAAGGATTCCGGTCTGATGGTTCATTCCGGTTGAGCGTCCTATGGCTGCTGCCTTGACTGCCGTCATAAATCTGCCTAGCACGTGCCAGTTGCTCTTGTTGAGCCAGCCGCCTTCAATGACGACCTTAATCTTCTTGCAGCTCTCGTTCATTGCCTTCAAGTAGTCAATCAGAGCCGGGAAGTTCATCTTGTAAGCTAAGAATTTTCTATCGTCAAATACTGCTCCGACACCGCTTTCCTGGTTGTCGGGGTCGATGCCGATTATAACTGTTCCTTTTTCCATTTCGTTTTCTCTTGTTTTACTTTTGTTTTATTTTTGATTTTCTTTTTTTTGTTATTTTCTTGAAATTTTCGTTCTAATCCGTTATCTCTGTGACTGTGGGTAGTTGTTCGGGAAGCGAATCTTTCGTGCGTATGCGTGCGCATGTGTGCGCTTGTGCGCTAGCTCCCTACTACTATCCTCTACCCTATAGTCCCTTCTCCTTTCGGGCTTGAAACTGAAAATCGAGGGAGTGCTTGTCGTTTTGCAAAATAAAGAATAATCTTGTATCAAATGAGTTTACTCTGTAAGCACTCCCTCTTGGGAATCTTCTGTTATTCCTTCATGTTCCACCTCGCTTTCTTTTTCGTGTGGTCTGGTTTATGGCATACAGTCTTGTGCGGCTCACGTCTTTCCGTGGGGTCAGATTAATAATAACTAGCAGGCATCCATACAACCATTGTTGTTAAACTTATGTTACCTGTATTCTGCCGCCAGGACTGTTCTTTGCTATTCCATCCCAGTCTGTTCGTTACTTGCGCATTCCTTTTCATCCTGCGCCATCTTATCTCTGATTTTTTCTCTCTGATTGTTCACGAGCCATCTTAAATGCCCTGCCTGCGTCTCACTCTTGAATAAAGCGGAAACCTTGTCAATATCCGGCATTTTTCCATTGCGCTCACGCTCTATCATTCGGACATACGCCCTTCTCTGCCTTTCTGCATCGTAGTTCTTCTTGTTGTTAGCCTTGACTCTTTCCGGATGTTCTTTGCGCCATTTCTTTGCAATCGCAAGTATCTTCTCACGGTTCTTCAAATAATAGCTTCTTCTATATGCCTTCGTCTTCTCGAGATTCTTCATCTCGTACTTTTTGGTATATTCAGCAAATCTGGCAGGGTCGGCCATATATGCTGCCTTTCTCCGCTCCCTGCTCTTGGAAAGAATCTCATCTCGGTGCTCGTGATAGTATCTCTTATGATACTCAGCCTTTTTCTTCTTGCGCTCTTCTACCGTCATTACCATTGCATTCCTTGATGTCTTGGTGTTCAACATATTGCCTGCGAGATGGGCAGTACCTGCCGTTGATGCAGTTCCGCCCTCCCTCGCAAGCCTTGCACAGTTCGCTCGCCATAGGCTCTCTAGAATGGGTCTGACGTGAAGGCAAGGTGCTCACAGCCCTCGAATGGGATGCAGCTGGCGAAGTCTGCTGCTGTACCGATGTGGATAGGCAAGGCGGTGTATCTTCTCGCAGAATTCTCTCCACGGTCACGAACAAATAACGCTGGTAGCCACTTGTATCTCTCTCCGTTCCTCACCAGCACCTTGTCGAAGGTCTTGAAGACTGGCTGCTCCTTCGCTTTCATCGCTTTCTTCTCTTTCTCAACCCATTGGGTGTAAGCCTCTTTAAACGTGATGGCTTCGTCCTCTGTTGCTTCTCGCAGTTCCTCGTGTACGCTGATGCGCAGGTCGAAGGCTTGGTCGGTCACAAACTTCTCGTTCTCGATTTCGTACTGGTTGCCGAATGTCAGCGTGTCCTCGCTCTCGTTCTTGCCGATGAGCTTGCCGATGATTGTCAGCTCTCCGTCCTCGTCATTCTCATTGAAAACGTAGAGTTTGCCCAACTCAAACACTGGCTTCTTCTTCGGCTTCTCTACTTCCAGGGTCTCACGGTTCAGCTTTCCGCCCAATCGCTTCTCGATGAAGCTGATGTAGGTCTTGGCTGCATCCTCGGTTTCGGCAGCGAAACATTCCGTACTGGCATTATTGCATTCTCTGAGGTAAGAATATCCTTTCTTGCCAGCTTTGCGATAATAATACTTACCGGCAAAAATGGTGTATGTATCATCTGTAAACTTCTCGAAGATAATATGCGCACCTTCTTTTTTGGAAACCAGCACGTCTCCCTTTTTCCAGGCGAACTTGCTCCAGTCTCTCATTTTATCGGATGGGAAAAGCATTACTTCTCCTCCCTCCATCCATCTGCCGTTCTTGTCGAAGTAACGAGGTCCGTACTTATCCTTAGTCCCGATTGTTTCCTTGCTGGATGCAAGATAAGTGAACGCAACCTTTCCACACATTGGCGTATATAACTTAGTGCCAACAGGCACACCCTTCAAAATCTCGTAAATATCCATATCTTTCTGTCCCATAATCTGAATGTTTTTTATTGTTTGTTACTCTTGTTTCTTTTGTCTGTTACAGCTTGACGTGTCCCAGTTTCTTGTACAGTTCCACCAGCTCCAGGGTATCGAGCCAGAAGTCGGTGCTGCCAACGTATACGTGATGGCGGTGGCTGTCCGTGATGATTTCTATCTTCTTCATTTTCAACTACGTTTAAAATTGTTCGTGTCCGCATTGTAATCCTTTAGGATACATTCTAGAGCCTTGATTTCATCATCTGCCAGCCAGATGTCTCTGTCGTCAACTGACAGATGATGAAGACCGCATTCACGGACAAGTATGATATTATTAACTCTGTTCATAGATAACTATTTAAAAAGTTCCATCTGTGGATGAACGATGTCTGCCCGCTTCTTCTTAGCCTCCAACAGAAGGATGCCGTTGTTCTTGGTCTTCGGCTTCCACTCCAACTGTCTGATGATGAAGCTTAGAGCATCGTGTGCTGCCTGCTCCTCTGTCTCGTAGAAGATTGCCGATCTGTCGTAGCGGCTCGGATAGACTGCCGGGGTTACGCTTCCTCCATTTCCGGTGCTGATGTCATAGCCCCAAATCCAGCCGTACTGCGTATTGGCGGTCTTGACCTTCCAGTTGTAATGGTTGTCAACCTCGTAGGCTGCGTAAACGTGTGGATTGATGCAAGCATCATTGATGTTAAACTTGAATCCGTCATGCTCTGCCACTGGCTTCTTGATGTCGTAGCTGTTCTCCTTCAACCAGTCCGTCCAGTCGCTCACGGTCTCGAAGACGAGCCCTGCGGCTCTGCATTCGTGGGTTATTATTTTCTCTTCTTCCATAGCTAAATCCCCTTGATGTACTCAATAAATGCCTCACGCTGCTCAGGTGTCATTACGTCCGCGATGCGCTCGGCAGTATCTTTTTGGTCTGAACTGCTCATGCTCCAGAATGCGTTAGCAATGATGTCGATAGTTGTATCATCGTCAAGATACAACATATTGTCCTCTACCACATTCTTTCTGCTGTCTTCGTCAGATAAGTTTCGGAACATGTCGACCAAGAATTCCTCTTGGCCTTCATCCGATAAATTGTTGAACATTTCCTCCAAATCGATGTCAATGCTCTGTGAATTGTAATCTGCCATAATTCTTTCGTTTTAAGCGTTTAAAATCTGTTTGCCTTATAATTTGCCGCCCGAAGCGTGGAAACGTCCCAGAGCGGCTGATTTTACCCTAATTCGTTATTTTTCGGGCTTCCAGTCGATGCCCAGCCGCTGCAGAACTCCCTTCTCGTAGAATCTCGCAAGCGAGTCCTTGGCTGGCTTGTTCCGTGGATTCTTCTTCAAATCGTCAAGATTCTGCTGGATTACCCATCGGAACTTATCGTCTTGGCTCTGCTGGACAACTGGCTTCTGGTGCTTGGCTTGCTCGTAGCGTTCCCCGATGCTCGGTCTTGCCGTTGCCGCTGGATCCTGCGCCCTGGCTTCTGCCGATTGCGGCGGCTGGCTTGCGGCTGGCTTGGTGTTGTCGTAGTTGCCCTCCAGCACCTTCGGGAAATACTTCCTTGTCATTACCCAGTCGTATGATGCCCAGGAATGCCCTTCGTTCAGGTAGTCGCTGGCCATAGCCTTGTCGATGGCCTGGTAAATCTTGGAAATATCTCCCTTGCAGTCCTTGAGCCTTCCTCTGATTGCCTCCTTGCGGTTTTCCGTCATTAGCGTCAGCCTTCGCATTGCGCTGTTGGTCTTGTCGTGCTGCTCGTTCCAGTAGTCCTTGATGGCTGCGTAGTCGATTTCGCCTTTCTTGGATTTCTTCTTCTCAGAACTTTTTTGCGGCTCTGCTGCAGCGCAAACGTTTTTCTCGGAAAAACTTTGCATAGAAGCTTCTTTAGAAGGTTCTAATATATTTGTTTCTTTAGAAACATCATTATCATCAACATTATCATTTACATATACATTATCATTTACATATACATTATCATTATCATATAAGGTTTTTGAAAAAACCTCTTGGTTTTGTTTGGTTGTTTCTGAAACCAATTGGTTATTTTCTGAACCAATTGGTTTTTGCTTATCCTCTTGGTTTTTTCTTGGTCTGCCACCTTTCTTTCCGTTGGCTCGCCATCGTTCGACCTTCTCTTCGTACTTGGCTTTATTTCGTTTCATATCGTCAACGATAAATCCAAAAGCCATACGCACGACTGGTTCGAGACTGATTATCTCCCCATCCCTTGCGTAGAGAAATATCGCTCTCGTCAGTTGCCCGAGTTGTTCATCGGTCAAACCTTCAATCAGAGCGTAGTATGATGTGTATAAGATAAATGAATCGTTCATAATTTTATTCTGATAATGATATTTTCTTTTCCAGCTTCCGTTTGAGCACGGTAGCCCTGCGAGTCTGGTTGACTTCCCTTGTGCTTCGGGGCTCTGTATTCATCTTGGCGATGTAGGCTTCCAAGTAGCCCACAATCGCCTTGATGTCTGTTGTCGATACTTGGTGCATCATAGGCTGGAAAATCTACTTGATAAGCAATCTTCTTGCTCCCTGCACCTGCTTGATGTAGGCTGCGCATTCCTCGGGATGGTCTGTCTGAAAAGCCTTGGCATCGAACTTCTCGCTTGCCTTCGGTGCTTTCCACGTTGCCAGCGTCTTGCCGTTTCCGTCCACGATGCTCTCTGCGTCACCGAAGAATAGCTTCAAGTTGTCCTCGATTTCCTTCTGTCGGTTCTCCAGTGCCTTGCCCTTCTCCTTGATGTCCTTCAGCTCGATGAGCATATCCCCGACTTCGGCTGTGGCTTCAATCTCCTTTCCTGCCTTGTGCAGTGGAGACTTCAAGAGAACGTCTTGTGCGCTGTATGCAGGTGGCTCTTGGTTGCCCACGATGTAGTCAAGCCAAAACTTGGTTATCTCGTCACGCATCCATCCGAAGAATTCGGGGTCAAAGTCGATGTCACGGTAGCCGAACTCCCTGCCTGCTGTCAGCCAGGCCAGTGCTCCATCCTTGTATTCGCCCACTCCGAGGTTCATCTGAAGCTGGCAGAACCAATGCTTCGGAAGGTCGTCTGCATCTATCTGCATCTGCGTGGTCTTGCACTCGAGGATGCTCTTGCTCGCTTCGTTGTGCGTTGCCCCGGCTCTCCAGAAGGTGCGGTCTGGGCTTACTCTCAAATATGGCGCATCGGTGTTCGTGATGGTGTAGTCGTCCGTGCTCGCCTTGATGATGTGGCAGTGGCTCTCTCGCTTGAAGAACTGCGCCACGGCATCCTCCAGCAGGTGTCCTGCAACCATCGCAAAGTTCTCCACCTTTGGTGGGTCGATGCCCTTCTTGCGTCTCCACAACTGGTATGGGGTCTCCCATGGGTTCAGTCCCAGTACCGTGCCTGCCTCTGATGCACCTATTCCCTTTGAGCGGTTCTGCAACCACTCCTCTCTGCTTTTGTACTTGATTATCTGTTTCATTGTCTGAATGTTTAAAAAGTTGCCACGGCTTCCCTTTGTCTCGATGGGAACCCACCCCATAGGTTGCACCGTGGCGGTTCGGGCTTAACGTTATAATAAAATGGCTTATTTCTTCGCTGCCGTGCCAGTCTTGCCCTGGCTGCGGCTCATTGCCTTCTGCGCCTTATTCTTGGCATCATCGGCTGCAGCCTGCGCCTGCTGTGCAATGGCTTCCTGCTGCTTTGGCTTCTTGAAGGTCTCCTCTACGGTGGTCGTGCCTTCCTTGATAGCGTTGTACACACCAGCCAGTTTCTGAATGTCCTCTGCCGTGACTTCCTCGGCTGATTTCTTCCCGATGTAGTCAAGCAGCATAAGGTCGGTCACTTGATACGCCTGGAAGCAGGCAACGCAGCTCTTCCACTGGCTCTGTACGCCAGTCTGCTTGATGTGCTCGAGAGCCTTCGCCTGCACTTCCTTCACCACGCTTGCAATCAATACCTGCGGCACGACCTTGCAGATTGCGTTACGCTGGGCGATCGCCACGGCTGCATTGCCGACTACCACCTGCATATCCTGCGAGAAGGTGTATCCCTTCGAGGTCAGGATGCTGCGCTTCACTTCTACAGAGTAGGCCACGTTGCTCTCGAGGTCGTGGCAGACGCCCTGCGCTGTTATGGTCTTTCCATCGTTTGCGAGGATGCGACCTGCGATGCGGAGGTTCTTCCAGCAGGCTGATATAATCTCGGTGAATCTCACGCTCGGACCCTCGATGATGGAAACCTGTCCGTCCTTGCCCTTGCGCTCCAGGTGATAAAAGCAGTTGTATGCCACATCATCGTCCATCGCTGCCAGTGCTACCATATTCTGCTTGCATTGCATGATGTCTCTCGGGAACTTGTGCGCTGTGGCAATCTGTCCGTCAATCTCCGAGCGGTTGATGGCTTCCAGCATTTCGCCACCGCTTACTTGAATAATCTCATTTTCCATAATTCGTTCAATTTCTAGTTCAACATAATCTTTTAATTAACTCTAGTGGAAGGCTGGGGATTCGAACCCCAGTTGACTGCCAAAACTTACCCCACCCTTGCCTGCTGCCGATGGATGCCCTTCCGTTGTAGGGCGCACGCTGTCAGTTTCCGCATATCCGTATAAACACTAAACAACCTAACCAGTATGAATCTTTGCGTGCGCCCTTTACCCACCGCTGTGGGGATTTAATTGTCAAATAACTGTTATAATAATTTATAAAGCTTAAACAAGTTGAGCCATAAGAATGTCGAGCCTGCTTTCGCTGAAAGCGTCCATCGGGTCTTGGTCTGCGTACTGGCTGTTCTCCTCCAGCCAGTCGTTCATCACGTCTTGATAGTTGACGCAGCCCTCGATGGCTTCCTCCAGCCGCTCGCTGTCGTTATTGCTGCCCTTGTGCGTCACGACCGCGATATTGCCAAAGCTGTCGCTCCATACGCAGATGCCGCCAGCGTTGGTCTTGATGTCCACCCTTGCAACCGCTGGTCGCTGTGGGTCTCTGTCTATCTCCAGCCAGATGGCTTCGTACATCTTCTTCCTGCACTCCTCGATAATCTTCCTCATTTGTTACCTCCTCTCTGATTGAATATGTAACGTTGGAAGGTCTCACGGCACGACTTCAATACCTCGTTGTCCGTTCCGTCAAGTGGTATGAGCGGTATGTTATCCAGTGCCACGCAAAGGTTGCCTTCAAACTCTCTGTACTGGATTCTTCGCTCTGCCTCCAAATAGCACTTGTTGTTCAGTTCGCAGCACTTTCTGGTCTTGCGGTTCGACTTCCAGTTAGTGATAAGCCAACAGATGTCTGTGTACTTAACGATCATCCTGCGCATATTGATTGATAACTTGCTCATAGGGCAACCCTCCACGCTCTCTTGATTTCTGCGCCATCGATAACCTTGCGGTTGTCGATTCTGCGGAACTTGACCTTCATCTTTCCAGCCTGCACCCATCTGCGCAGGGTGTTGCGATGGATGCCCAATGCCTTGCAGGTCTCTGTCATTGTGTATCTGCCTGCATCCGCTACCTTTGGTTCTATGTTCGTCATACGCTCTGAATGTTAATTGGTTCGACTTTATTACTTGCGCACGGCTGCACGTCTCTTCTTGGGTGTTATCAATCCAGCCTTGATGAGGATGACACGCACGTTCTGCTGGGTACAGCCTACTTGCTGCGATACTGCAAGCATTATTCTGCTGTCCGAAGTCTCGGCAGGTGCCTTTGCTCGGAAATCAGCAAACATCGCAATGATGTTCTTCTTTCGTTCGTCCTGCTGCTTCTGCAGCGGTGTTCGAAAATCATAATTGAAATTTTCTCCCATTTTTTTTGTATTTTAAATTATTTTCTTTATCTTTGCAAAAGAGTTTTTAAACTCGTTTCTGAAATCGTTTGCAAAAATAAAACAAATATTTTAGATTACAAAACATTTGGTAGTGATTTTAATATTAATTTAATTTTATTTAATTTTGTTTTAATATGAACGGAGAAGAACTAAAACAATATATAAAGCGCTCGGGAATGTCCGTTGCTGCTGTTGCGGAGGAGTTAGGAACAAGTCCTCAGAACTTGAATGCGAAGTTTAATCGCAAGTCTATAAAGATAGATTTCTTTCAAAAGATAAAGGAAATCATCGACAAGTGTGCCCCTCCCCTCCCTGCCGAGATGGAAGAGGCTGTCTTCGGTTCAAATGTCAATGGTTCGAACAGCTCCAACGTTTCCCAGTCAATAGGTAGTGATGCTGCCTTGGCTGCTGAGAATAAACTGCTGCGAGAACAGAATGAGTTCCTGCAAAATCAAGTTAAAACGCTGCTTGCCATTGTCGGACAGAAATAATTTAGTAACTTTGCAAAAGGAAAAAGTATGGTTAGTCAAAAAACAACAAACGATAGGGAAACGGACAGAAGAAAGCTCTTGGCTGGGTATCTGTACGACTGCTCGAAAATGATGTACGGAAGCGTTGCTGTCGGTGGTCTGTCTCCTCTACTAACTGGTGACCCATTGCAGGCGGTTCATCAAGTCTGCTTGGTGTCGGGTGTGGCTTGTGGCGCATCACTTGCGTACCTTGCAAATTATATAATGAAATTTAAAAAATAAAGATTATGGATGCATTCTTGTTATTTAACGTGATGGCATTGGGAATGACCATTGCATTCGGCATTTTCTTGAAATCAAAGAAAGGTCAGAAGTGGTTGCGTGAACTTTAGTTCTCGCTCCAGGTACAATATCAACTAAAATTCTAAGTAATGATGAAAGGTGAGGATTTCATAGAACGGAAGGAGAAGGTTCTTCTTGCCGCTCTCGGTAAAAGCTGGCTATGGAAAGCCAGCAGGTTGATAATTGGCATCATCCCTCCAGTGGGTGCGTTTGTGATGCTGGTGCACTGCACTCTGCTCTCGTTCGGCATTCGGGTAAAACTCACGGAGTGGATATTCGACTGCTCGCTCTTCGGCTTCATTGCCTGGATCATCGTCAGCCTAGCCTATGGCTTCTGCTGGGTGCATCGAGCGTTCGCTACCTACGGAGTGCTGATTTCGTTCTGCATCGACTTCCAGCGTTCCTTCGGGTTCGGAGTCTTGCGCCAGCCGCTGCACCTGCTGATGGTCGCCCTAGGGTTGCTGCTCTTCTTCGTCTTCATCAAGAAAAAGGCTTGGAATGAGTTCTACGAAAGAAATATTAATCATTTAAACGAAAAGTAATATGAAAAAGATAATAATGTTATTCGTTCTTGCGCTTGCGTGCGTGGGTGTGCAGGCGCAAAAGGTCGTTAATAAGACAAATAGAATCAAGAATACACAGATTACTTGGTCGGTTGCAGGCAAAGATACGATATACTGCTACCCTTGCACTGATTTTAGCGACCCTCTGCAGCCAACTGTATATCTTTGGTTTGTAGGAAAAAACAATCTCGTTAAAACGCTAGAATACTTAGCTAATGCAGAACTGGAAGAAGGTGTTACAGTCTCTCTTGATTACACTAGAGACAAAAATAGAATACAGAAAGCAGACGACCTTCTTTTAAAAAAGTTCATTGTATGGAATAAAGGTGAATATCTCCCTAGGTGTTCGACAATAACGAAAAAATTTGTTAAGCAAGATTTGAAAAGGTTAGGCGTAAAGCCGCAAAAGCAAAAAAGCCTTGGCGATGATGGATACATTGAATAACCTTCTCGCCTACGAGGAATACCTGCAAGTGCTCACCCCTTCTGAGGTGGATGGGCTGCTGGCTTCTCGCCCCTCGCTGGCTCAGTTGCAGGACTGGTCGCAAAGATTGAATAACCATCGGGCAAGGCTGGAAAGCGTTTTCAGTCGTGCCTACAAAAAGTTAAATGAATATGGAAGAGAAAAATCTGATGTCCGCTGATGTGGATATAGCCGTGCGCTTCTTTGATGCCATCGAAAGATTGAAGGCTGACGGCTGCATAGGAGGTCTCAAGACAATAACCGACCGGTACGGTCTCAACCGCTGGAACACCATATCCCTTCGAGACAAGCCTGCCGAGTGCTACGGTCGCTTCCGTCCGTCCTGGGTTCAGTTCCTGGTACGCGACTATCACGTCAACCCATACTGGCTGCTCCTTGGTTCGGGTGAATTCTACACATCCGGCTTCACGTCTGAAATCGTGAAAAACCTGAATAAAAACTGCACGGAAAAATAG